GTTTGACAACCGCTGCTGTTCAAGTGCCCGACGATAATCCGCCTGCGCCATGACCTCCTGCACGCCCGCTGCCACGCCCGCCGTGTTGCCACTGCGGGTCTGCGTGGCGAAGACATTCTGCGACACCTGCCGCCGGTCTTCGTCTGACGTGGACGAACCAAGGCCGAACTGGTCGGACACCCGCTTGCCCATCGCCTCGCGCAGCGCAAAACCAATCGGGTCAGACAGGCGAAGCTGCTCGCGGGCCTGTGTTACAAACTGCGCTCCGAACTGGTTTTGCAGATCAATCGCCGTCTGCGCGTTGGAGAACGCACTCTGACGCATGGTTGCGTCGGCAATGCGCTGAAAATCCGCGTCCGACTGACCGGTGAAGTCAAATTGGAAGGTTTTACCATCAAGCTGATATGTCCCGGTCTGGCCCAACGCCGCGGCCAGTGCGAGCCTGCGCTGCACGGGCAGGACTTCAGCGTTGGCGAGAACGCCGTCGCGCGTCGCTTTCCCCATGTCAGGGGCCGACGGAGGAGGAGGTGCGGATTTGCTACCCATAAGCGAGGTGTCTTTCGGCCCGGCCAAACGCAAACGAACGAAATGCTTCTGCCCCACGAGGGCGTTGCCAGACAATGCGCGCCCGCGCGCCAAACCGCGTGCGCAGCGCACCCCACAGGGCCGCCAGCGCGCCGCGCGCCCGGCTCACCACGAGGTCCACAAACACCACCGGGGCGCTCTCATTGTGGGCGTAAGGCTCGCGCGCGTCATCCGGGTGAAAGACGCAGCGGGCTGCGCCTACGGCTACCAGCCGCCCCCGACTGTCAGTGACATGGGCCAATCGGCCGTCGTCGGCAAACCACCGGAGCTACGGCAGCACTACGCGCCCACCCCAGCCACGGGCGATTCCGTGATGGCGGACGACGAAAGCAGTGGCGGTCAGAACATTCATCCAGTCAAACGCATCGTATCGGCGAATCCGGTGAGCTTCAAGGAGCGGAGACTCAGCAGACCGCCGGTAGCTGCGACCCGAATTTGCACGTAGCGAAAACCGCTCAGGCCAGACAGCAGGCTCGCCACGCTCAGGTTGCCCGCCGCAGTCAGGACGGGAGGCGGGGTGGTCAGCTTAAAGGGCACCTTCAGCACTGCGCGCCCGGTGGCTGGCAGAGACAGCAACGGCAGGAAAGCTCCCTCGTCTGATCGGCCAAACACTTCCGCCGGGGTGCTGCTCCCCGTAAACTCCAGTTCGATGTTGAACGCGGACTTGGGTGAGATGAAGTCCCCAAAGGCAAACGCCCGCAAATCCACGGACGCGGGAGTAGCCGCGTTTGAGATGCCGAAGACGACCGCAGTGATGGGATCAAACTCACCAAACTCCCCCTGCAAGCGGACGGCCCCACTTTGGTCGGCCACAAACGCGCCGCTTTTGGTTAGCGTCTCCCCGCTGACTAAAAGCGTGAGCGACAAATCGTTGGCTCCCTTTCGCCACCAATACTGGTTGCCGGGTGTGAGGCCATTGAGAGTGTAGTTTCCCGTATAAGGGTAACTCTGCCCGTTGGGAACGAGGTTTTCGCTGGTCGGGCTGTAATCACCCCGCAAGTCCGGGTCATACCGCACCACGCGCCCCTCCACTAGCAGGAACAGCTCAGGGACGGCCGCGCCAGACGCCACGATCATGTCGTCCACCAGCCACCCGGTCCAGCCATCCAGCCAGACCTGCGCAAACGTGTCATAGACAAGCACCAGATTGGGTTTCGTGCTCCCATTGACGGGCAGGGCGAACAGCACTTTGTTGTCGTGAAACGCCGCACAAGCAGTGTGGGCGTGCGACCAGTTGATGCGGGAAACAACGTCCCCAACTGGCAAGGAGATGCTGCTGGAAATTTCACGCTGAGTTTCCTGCGCCAAACGCCGCACGCTGACAATGCCCTGTCCTGACAGCCACCACACATCAGCGCCAACCTGCACCGCTGAACGCGCCGCAACACAGCCAACTGTCCCAGACACTTTTTCCACCCGCCATTCGGCCAAGGGAGCAAGCGGGTCAGTCGTCACGAGGTAGGTGGACAGCCCTTTGAAGACCAGCAGGTTGAAGTTGTCCCAGCTTTTCAAGCCGGTAATGGGCTGGCCGTCACCGCCGCCTACGCGCAACGAGTTGTTGGCGGCAAAATAACCGGGAGAAAAAAAGTCTGAAACGTGAAGCGTGTCTTCGTCGGCCACCATCAGGCGGTTTGTGTGCCAGACCGCATGGGAACCTGTCGGCGGCACCCGTAAAATAGCGGTTGCCGTGGCAGTGGTCCCGCTGCTTGGTGCCGCTACCGTCACCGTGGGGACGTTTAGGTAGCCACGTCCGGGGTTGATGACGTTCAAAGCCACCACTTTGCCCGCACTAGCACCGCTGCCCAACGTCGCTTCTATCTGCGCTTCCTCTATCGGAACGTCGCCGCCAGCCGGTGTCACCGTAACCAATGGGGTAGCGGTGTATCCGCTGCCGCCATTTTCAACACTGACGGTCAACTGCCGCAGTTTGTAGATATTCGCGCCGTCATACTCCCACACATCTTCGTTGCTGACTACGTAACCCTTGTCCATTGCTTGCAGCAGGGTGGGGTTGCTGACGGCGGCCGACGCAAGCAGCGTGGCCGTGGGGCTTGGCGCGTTGCGCGTCGTATATCGAAATCCAGTCGCCCCTGCCAACAAAATTTTGTCGTCTTGTCCTGACAACGCCGCAACTAAAAGACGGGCGCAGTTGGGGGCCAGCGTTACCGGCCCGGTCCCGCCGCGTGTGCGCAGGTTGCCGCCGACACCCAACATCATGTTGGTAGCGGCAGCAAACTGGTTTGGGGCAAGCAAATGAGGAGCCACCATGCGGCTGACGCCTCCGCGAAAATCCGTGGCGGCATCCACCAGCAGGGGATCATCCAAACTCTCGTTGAACAGTGGGGCAGGCATTTTAACGTCCAAAAATGCTTCCGAGCAATCGTTGGCAGAGCGACGCCACAAGGGCCGTGAAAGCGACTGCTGCTGCCGCACCAATTAGCCCCCACTTGCCCGTGAGCGTGTTGCGCCACGCGCGAACATCGCGGGCTTCTAGTTCTATCTCGGTCACGCGCGCCTCAATCCGACGAAGTTCCCGGTTTTCGGCGAGGGCGTTACGCACCAGCCATGCCGTCTGCTGATCCTGCACATCCATCCGCTCCAATAAATACCGGCGGACTTTGCCTTCCGGGCTTTCACCGCACAGACCGAGGATAAACTCGGGGACTTTGGGTTTGAACTCAGGCACAGACAACGGTTCGACGGTGTTTGTTGACGGAGTCATATCTAAACAGATGTGAAGTTGACTTGGTGCGTGCCAGTCGGGTAGCCCGGCCCGTTGACAACTCCAGTATGGGATGCCGATTGCCCCACAGCAGTCGCAGTCGGAAGCGTGCGGTTATCTACATACCCCCCGAAGCCGTAGCTGACCGTCGCGCCGTTGGCGAACAACTGGTTCAGCGACACGAAGCCGTCAGTGCTTGCGCCGCCACAATACGTCACCTTCCATTTGAAAACCTGCGTGACGACAAAATCGTTGGAATCGTGAAACTTGGCGGTTTGGGATTTGTGACGGACCCGAACACGCAACGGAACCCCAAAGTTGTTGCCAACAACCAGTGAGGGGCTGTTTTGATACGCACCCACCACACCGTTGACGACCAGCGCAAACTCCACGTTGTCGCCGCAATACTGCGCGGTCACGGTGTCTTCCGTTGAACCCGAGAAATTTGCAATGGACGCGGTGATGCCGATGACGTTCACCGCGCGGTTGAAGGCAGTGACAACTTGCTGGCTGTTGTAAGAGCGATTGCCTGCGCGCGCCGTGTAATAGCCCGCGTCAGCAGGCGTCGCCGAGTTACGCATCAACAGATTGCTCGTCTCGCCCGGAATTGGCGTGACACCCACTCCGCCTCCGCTTGCCCACGGGGTGAACTTCCATTGAAACTCCAAGTTATCTCCGGTCGCTTGGTTGGAGAGTTCAATCGGACTGCCCAAAACCACGACCGTCTCCCCCGAACCAGTCCCGCCCGGAATGGCGGCTCGGGCGGCGCGTTGAAACGACACTGAGAAAATTGGGCTGTCGCCCACTACTGGTGCGCCGGTTTCATCATTAGCCCATACGTCAGAAACGATGTTGGCGGGCGCATCTTCGGCTTGGTCAAGCTGCTCTCCTCGGATCGTCCATGCCACGGAACCAAGGGCAGGGAAGGTCGCGCCATTAAACGTGAAGGCTTTTGACGGAAAAGTATCGGGTGAGCCTTGAAAATATCCGTCTCGGAGAAACAAGGGGACGTAATTTTCGACTTGCTGTTTGAGGCTGTAAAGCGGTTGCTGACCGTTATCAAACGGCAGCAGCGCGAAATCGCTGCGAACATACCCGGCATTGTTTCCGTATTGCCCTTGCTGGAACGCCTGCTTACCCGGAAGCCGGGCAACCAAGTTGATGCTGAAGGATTCATCCGCAAACACCACAACCGGAGAGGTGGGCTGACTGTATACGTTGGCGTTCGCCGTGACTTCTACGTCAAAGGCCGTGGACACGGCTTGCCCGTGCTCGTTGCTGCCTGTGCAGACATAAACCCCCGTGTCAGAAAACTGGAGATTGTGCAGTGTCAGCCGGGGCAAGCTCACGCCAAAGATGTCGGTGTCTCCCGCACAGGCAGTGCCGTTGCGTGTCCACGAGTAAGCAGTTCCGGGGGGACCGATCAAATCTGCGTGCAACACCAAAGCAGACCCAGAAGCGCGCTGAGTTGACCCGGACGTGGTCGAAGTTCCGTGCTTAAACGGCCCGCTACCTACTGTCACGGACTCCACCCAACCGAACGGGTTGCTTACTCGCACTTTGAAGCCCAACCCGCGCCAGAACTCAATGTCGCCAAGGATGGCGTTCACATCCAACGTAGCCGTGTCTTGCGCAAAAAGAGCCACATTGCCGTAAAACCATTGATAACTCAGCGTTCCGTGCCCGGACGCCACGACCGACGAAGTGCCATCCTCGCCCACCGCTGTCGGCTGTGTCGTGATTGTCGGAGGCGACTGGTAGAACGGCATCGCACTGGAGAAAACTTCGCCCACCGCGTTATACACGCGGCAGCGATATTCGCCTTCCGTGCTGGCGTTGGCCTGCAAACTCAGGCTGGCGGTGGTTGCACCAGTAGTCAGCCCGCCATTGGTCACGGTGCTCCAACTGCCACCATTTTTCTTCTGCCACTGATAGCTGAGATTGCTGCCGGTCGCAGTTACCGCAAACGCGATAACTGTGTTGGCGCTTGGCACCGTGCTCGGTGGCGTCTCGCTTGCGATGGCCGGAGCGGCCAACACCGACACTGCAAAACCGTTGGATGAAAGCGTGCCGTTGTCGTTCGACACCACGCAGGAATACGAACCAGAGTCAGTGGTCTGCGCGTTGGTAACTTCAAGCGTCGGACTATCAACCCCGACATTGGTGCCGTTGCGCCGCCATTGAAAGTGCAACGTGGCTGCGCCGCTTGCCGCGCAAGTCAAAACAATGCCATCGCCTACCAGCACCGCTGCGGTGCCGGACACCGAAACACCCGTCGGCGGGGAACCGCCAGTCACGCCAGATGGGCCTTGCGGACCCGCCGGACCCGCCGGACCCGCCGGACCCGCCGGACCCGCCGGACCAACATCTCCAGTTGCCCCGGCCGGACCTTGTGCCCCGGCCGGACCTTGTGCCCCGGCCGGACCTTGTGGACCTGTCAGACCTGTCAGACCTGTCGCCCCTGTCGCCCCGGCCGGACCTTGCGGACCTTGTGGACCTGTCAGACCTGTCGCTCCAGTCGCCCCGGCCGGACCTTGTGGACCTGTCAGACCTGTCGCCCCGGTTGCCCCGGTTGCCCCGGTTGCCCCGGCCGGACCTTGCGGACCTTGCGGACCTTGCGAACCTTGTGGACCTTGTGCCCCGGCCGGACCTACCAGCGAAACACCCACGCCCCACGCGCCACCGGTCTTGGGGCCGTAAAGCATTTGGCTCGCAGTGTCCAAATAGAAGTCATTGTCTTCGCCAAGCTGGGCATTGGGTGCGCCCGCACCATGTCGCAGGCTGGTTTTAAGCGCCAACGTGGACTCAAGCTGTTGGATTTGCCAAATCTGGGGCATTAGATGTTAGCTTGGTTGGCTGGCGTTCCGCGCCAGTAAAACACGCGCAACAGCTCGCTCTGTGCGGCAAAAGCCCGCGTTAGCGTCACGCTACCTGTGGCGGTGTAGTAATCATGCTCTACCCCGCCGCGCAGCAGCACACCGTTGCGGAAAACCTGTAACGTAGTGAGGATTGCGTCGGCATCTATCGGAAACGTCGTAACACTTCCCTGCGAAAACGCAGGCACCATGCTGACGTGGACCTGATTGTTATACGCCCTTGCATCGTTCACTCCGGGGGCAAGCTGCACGCCCGACGCGGTGTCGAGGCTGGCAAACTCCAAGCCAGTGTTCGCGGCGTTACGCCGCAACACCTGCAACGCAGTGCCACTGGCAAGGTTGCTAGGCGGGAGAACACCGTTGACGAGCGCCGGGACCGGGTTGCCGTTGACAAGCACCTGCCCGGTCTGCGCATCCAGCACCACCATGCTTGTGCCGTCGTTGCGGAGGACTGTCACGACACCGCTGCCGTCTGGTTTGGTGCCCAACAACACTCGTGCGTAGCCTTCGGGCGTGCAAATTTGAGCGGTCCACGGGCTGTTTACGCCCCCTTCCGCCGCAACCTTGAAGGGGTTCAACGGATACACGTTAATCCCCAACCGAGCGATTTGTGAAGGCCAAGTGATCCCCGCGACTTGGGCCTGCAAGGCGGTCAGTTGAGCCTGCAAACTCGTCAAGGCTGCGTTAAGCCCGATCACATTCGCCATCGGCTGCGCATCCACCGCGTCCACCACCCCGTTGTTATTGGTGTCAAAGGGGTTTGTCTGGACAAAACGCGGCAGCGTTGCGCTGCCCGGCTGGCTGTTTGCCAGACGCACTGGCACTGCCCCGGTGGGGTTGCTGTCCGATGAATAGGGCGCGTTGCTAGGCATAAACCCCCGTCTCGGGGACGAGTTGAACCACGCGCGCTTTCTGCAAAACGTCGCGCGCCACAAGGGCGGACATCAACGCCGCAGCTTCGTTGAGCTTTGCCTGCGATTTAGCCACCTGCCGCATCCGCTCCCACATATCCGCCACTCCGTAAGCGATAAGCAGGTTTTCGCAGCCGGTGAGGTTTGGAGTGTCGTTGGCGTGGGCCAATTCCAGTGCCGTTCGTTTTGCCAGCACGGTAAGAGTCAGTGCGCTTTCAAACGCACGATGCAGGCGGAGTCGGGCGTGGCGGCGGCCTGTCTCATCGGCAAGCAGCACTTGCACCTCATACGGCTGCGCGTGATTGGTGGTGACTCGGACGTGCCCCGTGGTCAGCGGCTTGCTTAATACAGCCACCTCGTCGAAATAGTTCGCACTC